CGGCCTTTCGCCCTTGGGAATAATAACCCAAGTGATGTACCCACTAACCCCCAGGAGGCTCCATGTTAATACCTAGTGCAACCGTGTTGTCGACTAATGACGACAATCTCAGAGGAATTATCCTCTCTTCTCTAACTGCTTTAATGAAATCATCAAAGACAAATTCTGTTACTCCTCTTACCTTCTTATTGAGAGAAAGACTCAAAGATAAGTCGGCTCGAAGAGACCTTAACAGGGCTTTGTTCGCGATGTGTAACGCTATCGCAGCCAAAAAGAAGGGAGGCTCTAAGTCTAACCTGGTGAAAGCCGGAATTTATGACTCCGCTGTTATACAACGGGTAAAGGCATTCCAACCTTCGTCTTATGGGGAAGTAGTGGTATTTCTAGAACAAATTGACTTCTCCGGCCTCGAAGATGAGCGAGACGCTGCTTTCCTACTAGGCGTTCAGCTTCAACAGATTGTTGAAGACCAACTGAGAGCTCTAGCTTCGAATAGCACTGTCTCGCGTTGACGTGAGCCGGTACGATTGTAGATCCATATATATTATATGGACTTACTTACGGAGGACGTGATGTATATCACCGACAAAGAATCAAACTGTTTGTTTAAAATCTTCGTCTCTCAACGGTTAAACTCCAACCAAGCTTCTTCTCTTGTAGGAGAACTTAGAAGGAGGGAGATCCATAATGGAACTCCTGCCGTTGTTGAATTTCTCAAGACACTTAAGTGTGCCTTGATAACCGGTAATACCTTCGGTCTTAAGAAAAAGAGAGATGGGTCTGTTTCAGGCCCTTTCTCGATTCTATTTTCCAAGGTCCGTAAATCCCGGCGTGATGCCATCGCTTGCGATCGCATCTGTCGAGTTTACGGAAGGTGGATCTCCTCTGATCCTTCACAGGAACAGTGGTCCGCTTATCGTGAATCTATAGAGGAAAGACGAGAGTCTAAACCTATAAAGATTCCAGTCACCGTTGACGATTTGAGGATTGGGTCTGCTTCACAGCAGACAGCTCAATACTTAAAACATATACCTTTGAGTAACTCTAAAGTAGTGCCTTTCACCAAGTTAAAGCAAAATGCTTTTACCCCTGATCAGCACTATGATGAGTTATTTTATCACTGTCCGAAATTGATCTCGCGCCATAGAAAGATATTTTCTCTCTTTTGGAACGCTGATTATTCGGCTACGAGTCAGTATAACTCCCCCGATGATGCTTTATACGGAGGAGTTATACCTCATAGAGACGAGGTAGTAGGTAAGATCTCAGCCCTCACAAAAGATAGAGGGTTAAAGATACGCTATATCGCAAATCCATTAGTGGGTTTGCAGCTAGCCACCTCTCGTTTACAGCAGGCATGCAATTCTTTTCTCAAAGAAATGCCAGAAAGTCGGGTCCATGACCAGAATTCCATCAGAGAATGGTTAATACCACAACTCCGAGATGGGAAACTAGCCTGGTCAATCGACTTAAAGAGCGCGACGGATAACTTCCCTCTTGCCCCTCAGGTTGAGGTGCTAAGAAAGTTATTCCCACTCCTATCAGATGATATCGATCTTTGGAAAGATATCTCAGAAGGTGACTGGGTAACCCCAATTGGGCTTGTTCGTTTCCGAACGGGCCAGCCTATGGGGGTTCGTCCTAGCTTCTCTGCCTTTAGCATAACTCACACGCTCCTCATTCGCAGCCTTGGAGGAAATCCTTCAAATTTTGCAACATGCGGAGATGATGTGTTAATCACAGATCCTGAAGTAGCTTCACGCTATTTACAGGCTTTGTCTGCTTTAGATGTCGAAATATCGATAGGTAAATCCCTAATGGGATCACACCTAGCGGAGTTCGCCGGAAGGATATATGATAAGCACGGCCCTTGGGGATCTTATAAAGCTAGTCCTTTGGACTTGGTTAAAGACCCTTTGGGTATGACTCGTCAATATGGTTTTCGTGGACTTAATATGGTTCCACCAGCCTTACGTCCTCTGATTTCGTTCTTCTCCTCTCTTCCTTATATAGGAATTGAAAGATGTTCGAATCCTAGAACCTTGGATCTGGTAGATCCGCTTTTTGTGGAGCTGTTCTATAGTACTATTGAGAAAGAAAACTTTCCCAAACCTGGCGCTGTTGTTCAGGCCAGTATATTCTATAGAGATCAACCCCAGTTTCAAGGCTTCCCAACTTTATGGGAATCCCTGGTGGGCTCAGGTGTTATTAATAATAACCCTGTGCTTGTTGATCACGTTCTTGCTAATTCACCTAAGTCGATCTTCGATGAGAAGATTCCTTTCGTTGAATGGCTAGCAGAAACGCTTGATCCAGGATCAACGATCACGGATCTGTTCGATGATGGAGAGAAGAAATTTCCTCTCTCTAGGTTAAAAAGGTTATTTAGGTTGGTTAAGGCCTTTGCAAAAAAGCAATATCCAGATCTAAATAGTGTAGATTTATCCAAACTTTACATCCAAATCTAATTGGTTTGGGTTTGGG